CCCAATGTGGAAGAACAAATGACAGAGACTTGCTCGCAGCCCGGAATATCAAACGATTCGGACTGCAAGCTCAAAATTTATTAACTCAACCGGTGGTACACCGGGGCTTGTACGGTGAGAATCCAACTATGGACGACCGGAGCGAAAGCTCCCTAAGAAGTAGCGGTTCGGTGAAACGTAAAAATAGAAGATTGTAAAAATCACATATATGTACTTGAAAGATATCATTATATTTGTAATCGCTCTCATTATCGTTGCCGGATTTATCGGTCATATTGAGATTAATACTAATCCCTTTTGCATCAGACTACCGATGTGGCACAGAGTAGTCGCTCTTATTCTGTTTTTTGCTGCATGGGGATTGTGGGATTGGGGAGAACGCTTAGATGCGTATTCTAAAGGGCTGAAAAGAGGTATGGATATAACGCTTGAACAGTATAAAGAAAACAAGAAATGAATATCGAAAGAATTTACACGTTAGAGGGAGAGGCTATAAGCCTCAAAGATAAGGAATATCCGTCTATCATTGAAAAAGTAGATTATTCTGCAATAGACGATGAAGGTCTCAAATATCTTCAAGACCAAATGAAAAGTTTGGCAAAGTTGTGGAGCATTGTCTATTTACAGGATAAGAGACCTATTAGCATCCGGTTTGCCATTTATTCAAACTATATCTTCAAGAGCCGGATTCTAAAAGATGATTGCATTGATAAAATAGAACAGAATAATTTTTCAAATGGTGAACGATGAGGACATACAAGAATTGCTCCGGCTGACGAAAGAGAACAATGTCATGCTGAAAGAAGTTATATTGCACATTGAAAAAATCAATAGTGCTGAATATATGGACTCTCACATGATGAAAGAATTTGTCAACAATGTGGTAGCGGATTTATTTGCTGACATGCTATTACAACCGAAAGGAAGAGGACATGTAAGTAGAGAAGATATTATGAATTTTATTAACGAAATAAAAACAATGTAATGAAAATTAACGAGTATCAATTAAAAGCACTGGAAACAGCTATTTATCCAGAAGATTGTAAAATCATTTATCCGGCATTAGGATTAACCGGAGAAGCCGGAGAAGTTTCGGATAAAGTAAAAAAGGTAATCAGAGACAATGACAGAGTATTCTCATCAGAGAAAAAGCTGGAAATAGCCAAAGAATTGGGAGACGTTCAATGGTATATTGCTACGATGGCGCATGACCTTGGTTATTCTCTGGAAGAGATTTGTCAAATGAATATTGACAAGTTACAATCTCGGAAAGAGAGACATTGTATTAATGGTAATGGAGATAATAGATAACCATGAAAATAGAAATAGATATACCCGAACCATTTATTGATGCAGACAATAGCATGATAAATATAAAAGGTGATGGTTTTTTATATACCTCCTTTGATGAGAAACGTAGTGGTCTTGCCTCAGATAAATTTGCGGAAAACCCGGAAGAGTATGAGAAGTTTGCTGATGCATTAGAAGAGATTTCAGACCGCATTAGATATCTTATTTATCATAAACTTATTTAACATGGAAGAAAAAGACACTAACAGATGGGGTACAGTGTTGTTCAATGGAACAGCAACCCTTGGATTTGGAAAAGATTTGAAAGCTCAGAACAGATTGAAAGCATTGGAATTTGCTGTAATGCACATGAATTTACCCCAAGAATTATATGGAAAGATGAGCTTCTTGGATTATTGCAAACAAGAAGCGGAGAAAATTCTGGATTGGGCATACGAGGAAGAGGAAAAAGAAGTTAAGCCTGATGAATGTGAATGTTTTTCCTGTCAAGATTTAATAGATAGGATAGAAAAAGCCTATATAGAAATGCAGGAAAAAGAATTAGAAAAGGAATTTAGAGAACTTATTAAAAAATATACGGATTTAATAAAATAGGAGATGGGCAAATATTTTACAATTAGCGAAATGTGCCATTCTGATACAGCAATAGCACATAAGATGGATAACTCTTGTAAGCCGGAGTATCAACGTAATTTAGAAGCATTGATTACAAATGTTCTAGACCCTCTAAGAGAAGCGTATGGAAAGCCTATTAAAGTAAATAGCGGATACCGTTGTATGGCTTTGAATAAGATATTGGGCGGAGTCCACAATTCAGAGCATTTGAAAGGAATGGCGGCTGATATTACAGGCGGAAGCAAGGAAGAAAATAAAAAACTTTTCGACCTGATTCAACAACTGAACCTTCCATTCCGGCAATTGATTGATGAGAAGAATTTCTCATGGGTTCATGTGTCTTACAATCCGACTGACATTAAAAGACAGGTAATTCGGTAGTGAAACTAAAGAAAGGGATTCTTCGGAATCCCTTTTCCTATTTAGAGCACTCTAATGAACGCAGTTCATCTAATTCATCCATCAACTCTAACCGAAGCATTTCAAACTCATGGTTAGGTAAATCTTTCATCATACTGTCTATTGCACGATTCAATTCATATCTCTTCCGAATAATAGCTAATTTCTTAGCTGTGTACTTTACCTTTTTCATTTTCATGCTTCTCTCGTTTTAAGATAGTATTTATATTTTCCTCAGTAAATCCAAAGATTGAAGCAAACCTCTTAAATTCTGCCATTCTCTTCTCCGGTATCAGATTAAACATGCTGTTAATGGGCATGTCCCCTTCCATTGCCTTTTTTACCTTCTTTAGTTTCATACTTCTTATTTTTATAGTGATTGCAATCACAAATGAATAATTTGATATAATCAAAGACTTTCATAGCTATTTCTCCGCTGAGATATGCTATCTCTTCACCGTCTAAGGATATGCCGTTCATATTGGCTAAATCATCCTGTAGATGTCTTTGTTCGTGTATATAGGAATTAAAAAATTCCCTTTCTGATGAAGCACGTCCAATCGCCATGATTGTTATTCTATAGAGAAAGTTGGAGTAAGTAATACCTGTATCCAAACGACAAGAACGCATATTTTCTTCTGCGGTTAACAGGAACTCTTTACTCGCTCCGAACCTTCTCATTTTATGGACTATTTCATCAGTATCGTAACAGTCTACGGAATAGTATATATACACCTTCCAGCCTATCTTTGGTATGTAGAACTGCTGTCGTATCACTGTTAGAGCATATCATCCCAATTGATTACGATACCCTTCCCCATACAGTCTGCAAAGAAATGCCGAAACGCCTTCTCAGAGCCGCCATCCGGGTCGTCTATAAAGTCTCTCACAAACATAGCAAGGTATTGTTCATTCGGTATGGAAGACCCGAAGTAATCCGCTTTACACATGTTTGCTACGTAGACAGCGTTATAACCGTTATCATTCTTTAGCGTAATACTGTACTTTTTGAGAAGTTCGTCAACCTTTTCTTTAGGGATGGGAGTAATCTTACCTTCCTTTGTCTCCATCATAGAAACAGCCCAATCGCACATCTTCTTAGAGAAGTTGAATCCATAGTTAGAGAGGTAAGCTCTCATCTTCTCCGGTATTCTGTCGAATACATCAAAACTCATATTTCTGTCCATATTATAGTATATTAAGCAAGTGTTTCCTTGGTGACTTGTTAGCACTAAGGAAACACCCGCAATTGATATTAGCGACGACGACGACGACCTCTACGCTCTCCCATCCTTTCCTCATACTCACGTTCGTAACGGTCTTCATCGTCACGATATCCGTATGACTGTCCGCCACCTTCACCACGTTCGCCCATAGATTCTAATTCCTCCATTACGGTATAGAAATCTTCCTTTAGGCATTCCAGACTTTCTTTGAAGTCTTTAATTGCTCTTCCGATACCACCTCCACGGTGCTTATCGCTTATTTCAATCATTCCCATAATATTTTTTATTATTTGTTTTTACTATTGTTTGGAGAAGCTACAACACTATTTTTCATACTAAGTATAAGGCTCTTAATGTCTCCTAAATCTTCTTTCAAACCCTTAACCTGACCTTCCAAAGCTCCAATCTTCTCTTCATGCAACTTTTCTTTTGCAAGTTGAGGATTGAGTTCTTTTAGAATTTCATCGCAATGTGTTATGACTGATTCGTGATAAGGAACGCTATCAACAATTTGTCTGCTTATTTGAAGCATAGCCTCTACTTCAGATACTATAGCCTCTTTCTTATCTGAAACAATGGCATTCGGATAAGCATAGACCTCTCCATTTGCCGGTAGTTTCTGGAAGTCCATTACTTCTTCCCCACATTTTACCTTTATATCTACAAGCATTTCTGGTTGAGGATTATAGGGCTGTTGAGGATTAAAAGTAGGATACTTAGGAACAGGATTGCTCACAGATTCAACTTGGCCAATCTTAACACTTGGCTTTTCTCCCTTTGAAAGGATATAGAATAAATTTCCTTGTCTACTTGATGAAAACATAATGATTAGCTTTTAAAGAAGGGGATTTCTCCCCTCCTGATTATTTATTTTACTTTAGCTGATGCTGCATTGGCAGCAGGAGTTCCACCTGTCTGAAAGTTTACAAATCGGATAAGACCTTCTCTCTTATTGATAAAAGCAAAAACTTCTTTGGTATTTACCATGTCAGAACCAACAACGTTGTTACTGTTATGATCTATAACATTGACTTTGCTTTCACCACTTGAAGCGGCATCTCCCGTATTCGTACTGTTGTTAGACGTCGGAACAGCTAAGGATATAGGCAATGCCTCTCCACCAGCAGGAACAGCTTGATTTACTTGTACTGTTACATAGCATTCACAAGGAAGCTGATTGTAAAGACATCTATCAATGCCATAATCAACACTGGTTGCAGAAAGAGAAACGTTTGTAGTAGGCAGTTCAAATATACACAACTGCTTCAAGCAAGAACGTTGCCTTCCAGCTAAGGGAGAACCTATGCCACCAGCCCACCAATAGGGATTAAACGGATTTAATGGATTACCATACATAGATACCTCCTTTCTTAGCAGCCACAAGCATTGTAAGGAGCTACGCCCATGCTTACAGGTACGCTATAGTTTACAGGTATCATACTTCCCATTGCTGGAATATACGGTATTGTTACGGTTTCAGGCTGTTTGCATTCAATCTTAGCCAAACGAGAACTCAAATCATTCAAAGCTGCATTTACCGGAGCGATAGATTGTGCTTGGAATGCTTGAATATTACGAGTCTGAGCATCGTTAGAAATCTGAGCAAGCAAGGTACTCTTATCTTCACGGAGCTTATCAATCTTATCCATAAGATTCTGGTTCTGCATAGCATCCAATTTAGCCAAGATGGCATTAGTGTTAGCAGTAGCACCATCACGGAGAGAAAGAGCATTTTGGTTTGCAGTATTGACCAAAGTATTAGTTTGATTGCATACAGCCAATTGATTCTCGTAACCCTGAGTAGTAATTGCATTTTGTGTCTTGCAGCAACAATCAGCAATAGCCTGTGCAATCTGGCAATTACCTGACTGGATACTATTGATAATCTGTTGACTTGACATACCAATTTGACTACCTACACCCTGTATCTGAGTCATTACACCGTTAATAGACTGTTGAATCTGACCTACTGAACAGTTCAGATTTGTAGCCAAGTTGTTAATTGCTTGACCGTTACCTTGGATTGCGCTCATAAGTAATTCTCTCCCTGCATCATTGTTAATCAAATTCGGAATACCAGCACCGGAAAATCCGCCACCATTTCCACCATCATTTCCGCCAAAGCCGTTACCCCAGCCACCACGTCCCATCAATGGGAACAGGAAGAACAAGAAGATAATCCACATGAACCAGCTACCATCACCGCCAAATCCATTATTTCCTTTGTTATTCATAGCCAGCAAAAGATTGGGGTCTAAGCCATTCTTCTGCAACAGAGGTGCAAGCATACCCATCATGCCTGAACCACCTCCGCATCCACACCCAGATTCAGGTGTATAAACTACTGTACGATTTTCGCTCATAATACAATATTGTTAAAATTTTCGTCTAATATTAGACTTGCACAAAATAACTAATATTGTAGGATATGAGTACTAAATATCATAGTACACGTGGCTAATTCATGGATTGTTATTTATACATCCAAGTGAATCCATTTGATGTTTTTCTCTTTCCTTTGCAACATTCAATGATATGTGGGAGAGAACTCCTTTTAAGATTCAATATTTCACAAGCTACAGAAGCACATGGATATTCTGCTATATATTCTCCAAACATATCCATTTGAATAATAGGTTTTCTATTAGATTTTGGTTTACCTTTTTGGCTATTAGATAGATTAGTTTTTGTAATTTCGTTATTCCCATTTTCTTTGTATGTAGCCCATCTTAAATTTTCAATACGATTGTCATGTCTGATAGTGTTAATGTGGTCAATACAAGGTTTATTTTCAGGGTTAGGAATAAATGCTTCCGCAATAAGACGATGAATTTTCTTCAATTTACGCTCTTTATTTTTGGATAGAAATACAGTTCTATATCCATTACTCCATCCTATATATAAATTTCTTGCAGGAACTTTCATCACTGTTCCTTTCACATAAGGAGTATAATGTTCTACCATACGAACATTACCCAAATTACTTATTTGATATAGTCCCTCATATCCGACTATATCTTTCCAAATTTCATTTTCCATGATTCCCAATTTTGAAGTTACACCAAGATTAGTAGAAGATGGAGAAGAAAGACTTGGAAACTTTCTTGTCATTGGGTAGCTACTCCCAACTATCTCCGGTGCAAAAATAGTTATATTATTCATATCTTACTAATTTTTCTTTTATTTCTTTCAACTTACATCTGAAAGAATATTTTTCGTTTTTAAGATTAGCTGTATTTCTTATCTTGTTTGCTAAGGATTTGCTAATTCCGGTCATATTAGAAATCTCTTTATCAGTGAATTTATTACAGAGTAGATACACCAATATATATCTTGCATCTACAATTTCCTCTTTATTAGAGATAAAAATCTCATTCAACGAAATATTCGTTACGTCACATACTACATTTACGGTGGTGTTGTATATATCAAATTCCATAAGAAATACTTAAATGTTATATGATAAATCTATGGTTTTTACACGAATTAAACTATCGAATTTTTCTATATAGATAATCGTTTGAGTACAAGCAGATTACAACAAACTTTGGAATTTATTTTGATTATTATGCACTAATTATTACATTTGTGTCAAAATCATTACATACATGGAATTGGCATATAAATTTCAAAAGAAAGTAGATGAGATATCAGATGTGATATGTGAATACTTTAACATCAATGAGCAGGAAATCATAAGTAGGAATATAAGCGAAAAGGTAGCGAACGCCAGATACTTTTTATGGTATATCTTACATTATGAAATGAGACTATCGGCAAAAAAGTTATCTAATATATATTTTAGAGAGCCGAGAAATGTATTCCGGGGGATATCAAAAATAAAACAAGGAATTAAAAATCAGCCTTACTATAAAGCAATCTATGCTGACTTATATAAAAAAGTAGAACCCCTCATACCCGAAGATATTGAGAGGTTCTTAGAAAACATGGAAGAAAAAAGAAATATTTAATCGGTTATTTCAACCTCGTATTTCATTAAGGCGTTATACACCTTTTCGGATATAACGTCTTTGTATTTGTTAGCTACATCTCTTATGTATGATTCTTTAGACAATTTATACATATTAAATGCCTCTTGCTTAGAATGGAACCTTCCTTTAAATGTTAGCTTTCCATATATGCTTAATCTAACAACATATTTACCATTGCTAAATGACATTCCTAATGGGCTGCTCCCTCTACATTTTTTTCCATTTATAAGCAAAAGATTTATTTCCCTTGGTACAAAACAACATGTCTCTGGTGAATACACCTTGTTTCCTTTGACTAAAATGTCTTTGTCCAACTGATATCCTTCCACATAATTCTCTTCAAACCATTTCGCAAACTCTTGATAAGAGTACCATTCTTTACATACTTCACATCCAATATATGTAGACTCTTTTTCTTGAAAAGATGTATCATAGCAACGGACAAACATATCATACCAAGTTCTATAAGAGGTGTTTCCTTTAGATTTGTATATTCCATCTCCATAAAATCCTCTATTGTATAAGAAAGGGCATGTTGGGTCTTTAACTGTTTCCATTAATAAATTAGAAGTTAAAGCGTCACACTCATATCCTGTATTGATAAATTTAACTCTTATTTTTTTATGAGTATAACGCTTTATTATTGCAATATCTCCATACTTTTTATTATGAAATATAGAACCAACAGAATATCTGGATGCTGAACTGTCTTTTACTATATCATCTCGTAAGCTATTACGATGTACAATATATTCAAATCCAGTATTCTTGAACTTAATTTTTGCCTTCCTATTTGGTAACAAATCAATTATTTCATAACTACCATATTTTTTAGAATTAAATACATCTCCTATCTCAAAAAATTTTCTTCCGGCTCTACTGTATGAAGGTTGAGCACTGTCTTTTACTTTTCCAATGTTGATATTCCATCTTAAACATTCAGAAATGTTTCCTGTATTAATCCATCGGATTTTAGCTCTCTTATTTGGAGTTAACTCTATTATTTCATAATCTCCATATTTAGGATGATTAAATCTTTGCCCTACATAATACTTTTCCATTTTTTTGGTACAAAGGTAGCCATTTATATGGAATATTTCGTATGAATATTTGTTAAAACCCTACTGTATCCAAACCTTCAAGCCATAAGAACCTTTTGGATGTCCGGCATAAAGCAGGCTACTGAACATTGTATTGATACTCCTTATCAATTGAGTTTGTATTCTCATCTCAGCTAATAAGGGGTTGCTTTCTACATCATTGCTGAGTAAAGCCCGAATGTTCTTTATTTCCAAATTCGTATCAGCAACATAGAAGCGCATACTGTTCAATAGGGCTTCTAATGCTTGTGCGGTATCTTCGGTAATAGATTTGATACCTTCTTGCAAACCGGATAATCCAGAAGCATCTTGTTTGAAAAGCCAATCTTTCAACCATTCAGGAATTTGCTTGTCTATATCATTGAATATATTATCCAATTGATTCGCAAAATTCTTAGTCGTATCTTCATCTAAATTGGGAACTTCGCCTGCCGCTGCTTCATATGCTTTAATATATTCATTATAAGCATCTTCCATTTTCTTCTTTTCACCAGCATAATCAAATCCAGCTATTTTAGCAGCATATTCCGCAGAATCTCCCCACGCTTCATCCCATTTTCTTATTTTTTCTTGTGCGTTTTGATATCTTTTAAAAGCATCTTCGGCAGCAGCAGCTTTAGGAGTTAAAGCACTCCAATAATCATCTACCCATTCTTGCAATTTTGGTTCAATAAATTTCTGTATAACCAATTGCTTTAGAATACTTGAAACAATATCATGGACTGAATTACCCCATGCTGTAGCTGCATCTGTGCCCTCTGCAAAAGCATCAAATAAAGCATCTCCTAATGTAGAAGCCAAGTCTTTGAAAGAGCCGACTAAGTTCTCTTTCATTTCTATAAACAAATCTTCTATATCATTCTCTAAATCATGGATAGCATCTCTCCATTCATCTATACGGTCGTCGTCAGGCTTTTTCTTTCCTTGTTCAGCCTCTATCATTCGATAGTAGCTATCAATCTGTTTTTGTAAAAGTTCAATTCGTTCTGCACTTTTAGCATAGGCATCTATAGACAACCCGTTTTCAATGGCACGAGTCAAGTCCTCGTATGCCGTTTGTAATTGCTTTACCTTCTTTGTTTCAGATTGAATTGCCCTTTCTCTTTTCTTATCTCCGATGGCAAATATAGCTCCAACTGTTTCAAAGACACCAGCAGCAGCCTGTAAATATCCCATAGGCCCTTGTGCCAAACCAGCAGCGATATTGCTTACACCTCCAAGTATTTCAGAAGTAGAACTAAGTGCATCTTTAGCTCCGGCAGAAAGATTTCCCAAGGAATTGTTCATTGCATCTGTTAGCCCGGCTGTCTCTGATGCAATCTTAGAAGCATATGCCGCTGCTTTCTTTAATAGTTCTCCTTTCTTTTCTCCATCATCTAATCCATTTTTAGCAGTGACTTGGGCGTTCTTTTCTACGCTTAATTGCTTATTTAAAACTTTTAGACGTGCTTTATCAGTGTTTAAAGTTAGCTTCTTAATATTTGCTTCCTTTGAATTGACTCCTTTTTTATTAACAGCGTCAGTATATTCTTTTTCAGATAAAGCAATAATATCTTCTAATATTTTTTTCTGTTCTTCTAACTGGTCAATATTTTTAGAAGCGTCTACATATTGAGACTCTAAATCTTTCTTTTCTCTTAAATAGTGGATATATCCTTTGATGTTTGGCAACAAGTCCTTAAACGGATTTCTGGATTGAATCTGTTCATCTATCTTGTTCATTTGGTTGACAATCTCTTTGAGTTGATTGGGCGGCAAATCACCTAATGATTCTCTAAGAGATGCGAGTTTAGCTTTCATCTGTTCAAGTACTCTGGTAGATACTTTATCCAAATCTTCAAACATGGATATGTACATATCACTTTCCTTAAACTCATCAAAGGCTTGCTTATCTAGTTTTTGCTTTGTTTCTTTCTTTATATTTCTCGTAATTTCCTCTTTCTGGTCAGGAGTAAACTCTGATGGTATCTTTGCCAATTTAGCCTGTTCTTCCAGCCGGATGCGTATTCTCTCCGAAGATGCTTTTTTCAGATATTTCGCATAATCCTTCAACCGGACATCTAGCTCTTTATTTTCAGCAGCAGTTATCATCTTGGATAACTTATAATAAGAATCCAATTGCTGTTGTCCCAATTTTGACAAGTCAGGATAAGCCTCTTCCAATGCTTTACGGATATCATTTAAGCTAGAAACATCCACATGGAATAGTTGCTTTATCAAATCATTATCCAAACCTTGTGTTTTGAGGTCTATGGATAGTTCATATCCGGAGAACATATTCTCAATCTTTCTTTCAAAATCAGCTATGTTTTGTTCCGAAACAGATATGGATACTTCTGACCTTAATTGTGCGGCAGCAGCAGCCCATGCACGTCTTAATTCTTCTCCGGCTTTTCCACCAATAGTTTCAGCAATGCTCTCCATCTCGGCAGCAATAGAAGCCTTGTCGAAGTCTAATTCAAGAGGTTTACCGAACAAATTTTGATAAGCATTTCCAAACTCCTTAGTCAAAATGTTTTTTGCATCGGCAGCACCTTGGGTTTTCCTCAACTTTTCATATTCGGATTGCAGGCGTTTTAGCAAATCGAGTTGGGCTTTCAATCGTTTTTCATAAGCACTTTCTTCTCCTTTTTGCTGTGATTTGGTATAATACCCATAACTCTTTGCAAAGGCTTCCAATTCATCAGCACGTTTCTTATATAAAGCTGATAACTGGTCATTGCTCATTTCATCATTCAATTGGGCAGTAGCCAGCTTAGCCCTATTTTCTTCTTCCCTTAATTCTTTAATTCTGTTGAGAAGATTTTTAAAATAGGTCTCAGGCGTTTCCTCTACTTGAATGAGCTTAATGTTAGTTTTTAATTTTTTAGTATTACGATTAATCTCATTTATTTTATCATAAATGATTTGTTGCAAATCAGATAATTCTTTCTGAACCTGTTTTTTGTTAAAATCTATATTAATTCCAAGCCGAGTTTGCATTCTATGTTTAATGAATGTTTGTGTAGCTTTATCTTCATTTCCGGCTGCGGAATTTACAAAATTTCTAATTGTATTTATATAGGTTTGTTTCTCTTCGGCATCTAACTCTTGAAATGCTTCTTTTGTAATTCTGGCTGCTAGTAATGCCTTATCTTCCAAAATTTGATATTGCTTTTCCATCAAATCGGTAGCACCCCTAAAGGTTATAGAAGTTAGAGTAGCCTCATGCTGCACTTGTTTCAATGGTGCTATAATATGAGTTACATCTACCTTTCCTTCACCAATTAATCCACTACGAAGTAGATTCATCAATTTATCAACCTTTTCAGTAGTAGTAAATGCTCCTTCATCTATCTGTCTAAACCATTCATCAAAAGTTGAATTAGTCTTTCCTTGCTGCATTAATCGGACTATTTTAGAAGCAGCGGAATCATAGGCAACTCCCAGCTTTTCTACAGCCTTTTTATTTTCTTCTATACTTTCCGAAAACTTCTGTGTGTCACGAGCAAAGTTAGTACCGTCTTCCTTCATTAAATCATTTAGAACTTGCGTCTGACGGAGTTCTTTATTATATTTTTGCTGCGCTATAGTTAAATCACCAGTGATATTCTTTTGGTCTTTCAGCTTTTTGTAGACGTCTGGATACTGAGCTTGTAGAACTGCTAAAGAAGCACTCAATTCTTTTCTACGCTTATTGCTTTCTTCTTCGGCATCGGCATATTCTTTTGTTCCTGCTGTGTATTTTCCTAACTCTACTGTGGAATCTTTATATGCTTGCTCTTGTTTTTTTATTTTATCTACAAGTAAATTAAATTTATTTATTTGGGTGTCAATAGAGTTTGTCAATAAGTCAAATTTAGCTTTCGCTTCTTTGGTCTTCTTTGACATTTCTAAAAAAGCATATCCGGCAGATAATACTACAGTAGCAAGTAATACCCACGGATTAGCCTTTAACCATGCACCCGCTTTATTCATCCATAGGACAGTCTTTGCCATTGCTGATGCAAGCCCACCTTGTGCGATAGTCGCTTCAATAGCAGCCGCAGTTAAGGATTTAGTAGCAATAACTGCATATCCAGTTTTTATTATATAAATAGCTGTAACGCTAGCAACTGTTTTTAAAACAACTGCAAAAATCTCCCAATTCTCTACAACAGAACGTAAAGCAGATACCATTCCTTTGAGTACTCCGTCATTTGCTTTACCAATTTGGTTAAACATCACATCGAAGCTGTCCTCTAAGTTGGCTAATTGTCCCTGTAAAGTTTCAGCTTGTATTTCCTGCATGTTATAGAAAATACCACCAGCGGATGTTAACTTTTGAAATATCTTTTCAACGTCTCCGAAAGATACCATACGTTTAGATACCATCTCAAAGACTTCTCCCACTGATACCATTCTACCTTCCAATTGAGTAAAGTAATCAGCTAGTTCTCCCAAAATATTAACTCCGGCTTCTGAGAATTGTCTGAGTTCCTGTCCACGGAGGTAGTTAGCTGCTTTAACCTGTCCAAAGGCAAGAATTAAACGCTGCATATCTACACCGAGACCACTGGAAATATCTGCCAACATCTTAGTTGTATCGTATAACTTTTCAGTTTCGATACGATAAGCGGCTAACTGTTTTGTGTAGGATATTAATTCCTTAATAGTATAGGGAGATTTAATAGCCAATTGTACCGTCTTCTCAAACAAAGCATCGGCTTCATCCTTATTCTGTAATATGGCTTGTAAAGAACGCTGTTGAATTTCAAATTCTCCACGAACTTTAACCATTTTACTGATATATCCTTCAATGGCAGATACGGAGAATAACAATGCTAACTGACGTTGCAATTGAGCAGATGTATCCAATATTCTCGATTGTTGTTTCCTAAGTTCTCCGGTTTTCTGTGCAGCTTGTGTATTAGCAATCTGTAAACGGTTCGTTTCAGAAACAATGTGATTTATTTGAGCAGTATAATCTCTACCTGTAGCAGTTAGTCGCTCTTGTGCTTGACGTAATCGAGATATTTTATTTATTCTCTGAGTGATAGTTTGCTCCGGTCTTTCTAAAGCTCTACGATAAGATTCTTCTGCTTTCTCAGCTATCTTTGCCGATTGAGCAGCACTTCTATCAGCACGTTTTTTTTCTGCTTCTGTTTGCCGGATAGCTTTTTGTTTCTCTTTCTCAGCTTGTACTTCTTTTTGATAATTTGTTTTATCAATTCTCTTTTGGTCGGCAGCATAGGCAGCTTCAACAGAAGCACGATATTCATCAGTAGCTTTTGCTCTTTTTTGTAATTCAGAATTTCCAGAACGGAAAGAGGCATTGAGTTGCTCCATTGCTTCTTTTTGTCTTTGAGCCGTTAATGATGTCTGGCTTAATGTTTCCAGATACTCATTCCATGCTGTTTGTGTCGCTATGACACTTCTCTTCTCTTGTTCTAAAGCGGCTATTTCACCTTGTATTTGTGGTATTAATTCAGTTCCAGCAGATGCTTCTCTAATTGTATTCCGTGATATTACACCGCTTCCGCTGCTCTTTAAGGAAGCCATTTGGTTATCCAAATCTTTCACAGCAGATGTAGAATCATTCAATAAGTTTTTCAATGATTCTATTTTCTTGTTAACCGTATCAACCGGAGAAGCTGCAACCTTATTCAATTGCTCAGAAACCTTAGCTACACTATTTGCTAATTTTCCAACTTCCGTTTCCGAAGATTTAGAGAAACTTTTCTTAAATGATGTCCCGGCTTCCTTTACTTTATTGATAAATGGGTTTATCCCATTTGCCATATCGGTAAAGGCTTGTGTTACTACACGCTGCGTCTCTTGACTGGTTTTAGCAATTTGCTCTATCTTCTTATCGGCACTATCTAATTGATCTAATACCGATTTAGGAATATTCAATACATATCCATCTGCTGCCATAATTCTTATTCTGCTTTTATTACAGGTATCCCAAAATCATTTGCTAATTGAGAGATACTTGTTACATTAATCTTTTTCTTCTTATGGAATTTAGCATCTTCATTATCTGGAAGATATACAATATGTGTGGAGTCGTTTTTGACTATACCAATTTGAGCGATTGTCATTTGCCACATATATTGTTCCATTGTAACGGAGGGAAATGCTTTTAAGAAATCAAACATTTCACCATAACTCGTCCGGGCTATTACGAGTTCCGTTCGGTTATCTTCGTCTTTCTCTCCAAGGCTATCTGCTTGAAAGTCTGCGTTAGTCCGGTAATCTGAAAAAAAGGCTCAATCCCAATTAAATTAAGAACCTCAAAAAGAAGATTTGCCCAATCTTTGACTTCCGTTTCCCAAAGTATCGTATCGTAAACTTTTTGATAGTCAGTATCTATCCGCTTCTTGTCATTGATTAAAGCTAAGGTTAGTATTCTACAAACCGAAGGGAAATTAGTAGTCATTTCTTTTAAGACATCTCCAAAAGAAGCATTCTCCACTTTACTTATCTTAGTTGCCTCTTCTGCAATCATCCACATCGTCCCCGGTTTCAGAGACCGGATTTCCCATTCTGTATCTTTTAACTTCACTAAAGAAGGTGAATCGTTCATTATCTGAGCGAGTCTTTCCATTGCTTCATCGCTCACAGGCTCATCGGCTGATTTGTATTTCTTTTCTTCCATGACTTAAAAATAAAAAGGAGGGAGTTCCTCCCTCCCTTGTTTATATTGAACTTGAAAACGCAGGTACTACAAGAGTAACAGGGTCGCTGTCACTTGTTGTAAGATTGTCTCCAACCGCCTTTAAGTAGTAAGTGAATGTATCCGCAGCTTTCAGAGAAGAACCGGTATAAGTCACAGTATCTTTAGCAATCGAAGTCCAAGCTCCTGTTGTACCTTTACGAATACTATATCCATTATTACCGGTTACATTCTTCCAGCCAACTTTAACGGATGTTTCAAGTCTACTAGAAACGACGAAATTAGTTGGCGTTGCTAATTTCGTCAAGCTCCCCCCGATGCTTTCGGAATGATATAGAACGGAGTTAATGGAGCATCGGATTCCGAACCTACCTTACCAGCGTAACAAGTACCGGAAATAATACCCTGAACAATACCTGTCTTCAAGCTGGCTGCTTCAATACGACCGGAAATTTTCACTTTGGGACAAACCAAAGTACCATCGTTAAACGCTGCTTCAATTTTTGCCCATACAGGTTTATAGGTATTGGGAGCACAGATATTACCACCAGAAATGGTAAATCCCATAATCTTAGTCAAAAGGTCAGATTGGATATCACCAGAGTTCATGGTCACGGTGTAACGCCCCAATGTAATATTTTCATAGATTGGTTCGTCTTTGGTCTCTGAATCAATCGCATTGGTCGTATTGTCTTCCTGAGTAATGGAAGTTGAATCCGCTACGATTTGGTCAAGAGAATAGGTTTCTGTACCTAATGCACCAGCAGCAGTGTACGGAGTGATGAGGATTTGTTGCACACCGCCCAAAATCAAAGCGGTATCTCCTAAATTTGTTGTTGCCATAGTTTATAAATTAAATAATTAATACCCAGATTCTTACTATATTTACGTGAAGATTACGAACTGCGTCATAGTCTTCCCGGGTTTCTGAACGGTGAATACGATAACGAGAATTGGATGATACCTGTTCTTTGATTATCTCATTCAAACGCTTTTCCATCTTAGACATGACAGCTACGTTTTTTTTGCCGTTGCTAAGAGGTTTGGCGTAAAGATAGATATTCACTCCACCGGAAGCATAAGCGTTATAATCAGTCAAACTTGTATCACAAGATATTACTACCATGTCCTTCCAGCTATCGGGAATAGTACTTGGTAGGGTAGACGGATATACATTTTCAGACAAATCCCCATCCAATATTTCATTGAAATAGGTTTCAATCGCAGATATGTTCAACAAATTATCATCTCTCATAATGCAGCTACCCTTCCATCTTGTATTTTATATACACTTGCTTCTTTTATCTTCGCAGCCAGTGCTCGGATATCGTCTCCTATCATAAAAATTACATTGTATTTCCTTTTCAACGGATATTGCCCGGCTTCCAATATTCCACCATAAAACATGGCGACAACGACAACCAATTGCATACCATCCGAAGAAGGTTTAAATGTTGCAAAGAAATCTTCTATAGCCTCTCTTCCGCTGATTTTCTCCCCTGTGTTGGGGTCTTTTTTCTTAGTAGAAGACATAGGCGTAAAGAAACTTTTGGTATTCGGATAAATCTTATAATTATAATAGACTGCGCTTCCATAGCTATCATGTAGGTTCTGTGTCTTATCCTTACCGAAATCTGCCTTTAGATAGGCTGTCTCAATAAGTTTCCGACCATCCCTTGCTAGCTTATTGGCTAGGTCTTTTATATATCCATCCTTTATACTCACGTTGTCCTATCAGTAATATAAGCCACACATCCACCCATCTGAGTGGGGAAAAGTCCAATGATAGTCCCATTGACTTCCATTCCATACATAGAACCTCTAAAAAGATAACCACGTTTAATGTTAATGCCTACAGTAGTATCAAAAGGGAAATAGATATTGAATGAAGCGTTAATAGCTCCACTTGTATCTGTTTTTGATGATTCTTGTATGTCACATTTAGTTTCCAAGTCGATTATTTCTTCTTCTACTTGTTCATCCAATTTCTTACTTTCATCAATCCCAATGTGATAAAACACACCATCAAACGGATATTCTTGTATGCGATTTCTCTCTATGTACATCAGTCGTTCTCGTTAATCCATTGTAAACCTTCGCTTGGAATTTCCTCTATTTTGGGGTCGTCCCACTTTTGATATAACCCAATCATGACATTATAGACTTCTTTCTTGGTGTCGTATCGTTGACTACCGATGGTCTGTATAAATTGCCCATGTTGATTAGTCATGTTAGCGGTATAGTTAGGGGCAGTATAGATTACAAACAACAAATCAGCGAGACATAAGTCTTTCTGTTGCTGAGTAAGTTCTTTATAATCTGTTATGTCGGCTACATCACGTTCCATTGCGATACGGGTTAAGACCGCCTTATCGAAGACAAAGGCGGTCAACCCAGAAAGATAATCTATAATATCAAATTGTATCATATCAATTAGTCTTTGTAGTATCTACAATGATATGCCAAGGGAACTCGGTCAATGACGGGATGGCAGACATCATCAAGTCCGTATGCCATTCTTTCAAACGTCCATTCGGCACAGTAGAGTTTACCAAGCGAGCGATACCGCCATCCAAAGAAGCGAATACCATCTTGATTTCATCTACACCAAATTTCGGGAACAAGTTTTCATCCAAGATGTCAGTGTACTGGATATCACCAGCATAACCAACCGGACGGAGAACAGCGATACCTTCTTTCCAACCGTTTACCATTGTGGTCTTGTCCCATTCCAAGTTCTTTTCTTTCTCTACGACGATTTCGATTGGAGAAAGACCCGGGATGCTTGCCGTTGCGTTACGGAAAAGTTCTTCGGGGATAATCTTGATTTCAGGAGAAGCCGTTGGGCTATTGGTATTCAGGTCACGATAGTACTGAATCCATTCACGAACTTCTGCATTTTGCAGAATTACCTTCTGGAACATATCGTAAGTGACCATCCACTTCATTGCACCTTGGTAATTGGTACGTTCACGGAAATTGTATTCAATCTCTACCATTTGGGTGAGCAACTTACAAGTCGGGTCAGTCCAAGTTTTTTCACCAGCTTTTACGAAGTTCTCTGCCGGAATTTCGGCTTTCTGGATTCTACCTCTGATACCACGACCAAAGTCACAGATAGTCTTACCGGTAGATTGCAGTTGAGCACCGAGATAGTTCAGGGTTTGGTCTTTACTGTCAATCAGCAATTGAGCCTCTTCCGCCCATGCTTGCAGAATCTTCGCATCGTTTCCGAATTGAGCGAAATATTCCTCTTTATACTGACGCTCCATTGCTGTCTCAACGAGACCCGGGGTGATAAAGTCAGGAATACTTGCAGAATAGAAAGCGAAACCTTCCTTATCCAGAGGGATAGAATCACCATACGGTGCTCGCATATCCATCAAAGGTGCAGAAGTTGATTTCTTGGTAGAAACGGTAAACGTTGCATCTCCTTTAGCATTCTTCGGAGTCTTGGTGTCAGCAATCGAATACTGAGTTCTCCACCATCCATAATTTATACGGAGCATTTCAGAGTTATCAATGAAACTCTGCAAAAAGTTTATGCCCTCTCTACTGTTAAAGAGAGCAGCATATCTACTATTATTAAAGTCAAATTTTGCCATTCTATATACTCCTTTCTTTAATTAGCACGAAGCGTGAACCATCCTTTTACTAAGGAAACATTTCTTTCTTTCAATACAGCCGGAGGCATTGGAGACATTCGGTGAATGTATGCTGTTCCTCCCAAAGTCGGAGTTAGCATATATATTGCTCCGTCCCAATCGTCTTCATTCTTTGCGGGAATGTAAGAGAAATCATAGTCGCAAGGAAGCATAGCATTGGGGTTCTGAACCAACATCTTATCGCTAGCACCAGCTTTTGTTCCTTCTACCAATACATCACCTACAGCCAATGCACCGATAGCAGCACTTAATGTAAGTTTCCATACATCTGAGCCAGCATCAGTAGTTGCCTCTACAGCAGTAACCGTAGCGGAAGTACCTGTACCATCCAGAGTGTCCGGTGCTTTCATCAAGATGTTTCCAACTTCCGGTATGTGTCTGTAACCAGTACGAGCAATCAGAACTTCTGTTCCTGCGGCTTCCACAACCTTTGCTACTTCAAAAGTCTTCATCAGAATTACAACAGCATTGTCACTATCATTTGTAGTACCGCCATTGTATCTATATTCTACCAAGTCACCAGCGTACATCTTTCCCCTTCCCTGAAAGGGATTCTGAACTACACCACCGGTAGTCGGGAAAACGAACTGGTTCTTTATGCCCTGCAATTTTACGAAGACGTATCGAGTCCCCCCGATGCTTCCTCTTTTCTGTACAAGTGCCGTACCTAAGAATACGCCACCATACATGAAATCGTTAAAATCGTTTTCGTTCATTTTATTATTCTTTTTTAGGTTTCAAGTCGCTCCAAAGTTCCTTCTCATCCAAGATGGGTTCTCCCTTTGGGGTTTTGGGAGTAATGATAGAAGGAATCTCAGCCTTCGATTTGTTGTAAATCTTTAAATAAGATTCAGTCTTCTTGTCTACATCGAAATCTTCGGTAATGTTGATTTCAGAAATGAACTCGTTTGCCCATTCTTTGTCAACTCCCTTTTCTCCCAATTTCGACAAAAGTGTACTTCTCAAAGAGCCGATTTTCTCCTTTCTTTCCTTTTCAGCAAGCTGCGCTTCCAACCGTTCCAACCGTTCCTGAATAGGGTCTTTCTTGTTCTTATCCGGGTCAGGATTTGGGTCAGGGTCGGGATTAGGATTTAGAGGATTCTTTTCCTTATACATTTTTACGAAATCTGCGTTATCTTTTTCAACATTGGCGTTTTGCGTACTTACAATAGGCAAAGCGGCTTTGAAGAAAACATCCAACTCAGTTTCATCATTTGCAAGTAACGGCATTAGGGTGTCTAATGTGGTGTTAATGCTTCTTTCTGTCAAACGCAGGGTTTTCCCGCCTTTGGTCAGTTCACCTTTGAGTTTTTCAAAGGCTTCTTGTTTCGTAAACTTCATAGTTTCTCCCAATTAGTTAATAATTCACACACAAAATAAAGCATTACTAACAAGTTAGAGATGAGAATATTCCCAAAATGTTATCATATCTGATAAGATTACTTATATTTGAGAATTTTTTCAAACATAAAGAACGCTATTTTTGTGGTTATAAAGATATGGAAAAGGAAGAAGTAAAAAATAAAGCTAAAGTCTTCAAATGTCAAAAAGGCGGTCAGGAGGCATTCGTGAAGTCAAACGTAGATGTTTGCTTCTTTGGCGGTGTGTTAAACTGTGGAAAGGCGCAACCTGTTGACTCAAAGGTAATTACACCGTTCGGGGAAACGACTATAGGAGACCTCATGGTAGGGGATATTATATCTGGATTTGATGGGAAATCACAGATGGTCTTAGGCATTTATGATAAAGGTCAAAGAGATATTATTCGTCTTCATTTTGATAATGGTCTATATATAGATTGTTGTGAGGAACATCTTTGGAGCGTTTACAATTACCGTAAAAATAAGATAGAAACAGTAGATACAAATTATATCATCAATAGATTAGAGAAGAAGCGTATTCACATCCCTTTATGCCGTCCAGTTGAATTTGAAGATAAAGGGCATATGCCAATTCATCCATATACATTAGGAGCACTCATTGGGGACGGTTCTTTTAGCTATAAAGAATGCTCAATTAAGATAACTACTGATGATGAAATAGTAAATCGTATTTCTCAATTAGAAAATGTTAAAGTAATAAAATATACTCCCAAAGATAGATACCAGCATTTTACTCTTATATCAAACGATATAAGAAGAGGATTAGAATCTTTAGGATTGATGGAAAGTCATTCTTATGAGAAATTCATTCCTGAATGCTACAAATATACATCCGTTGAAAATAGGAAAGAACTTATCAGAGGATTATTTGATACTGATGGATATAATGATAAAAGAGCTAATCGAGTTGAATATACTACTACGTCTAAACGGTTAGCCGACGACATTCGATGGATAATACATTCATTGGGAGGCAAAACCAGTGTATGTGTTGTTACCGGAAAATATAGAGATAGATATGGGAAACAGGTAACATGTCGTACCGCATATCGTATCCAATGCCGGATAGAGAACAGAAATGAATTATTCACATTAGGGAGAAAAAAGGTATATAGGTCAGATAATAAAAGGATATTTAATGATATAGTTCGTTATGAGAGGCTTGGTAAGACACACATGAAGTGTATTAAGGTTTCCAATGAAGACGAATTATATCTTACGGATAATTTTGTAGTTACTCATAATACTTTTGGTGCTATTTTGTCTGTAGCTGAATGGTCTAAGATACCTCGCTTCCGTGCTGTTTTCACTCGTAGAAATCTACAAGACACCAAAGCTGGTGGTGGTATGGTTGATGAATTTAGAGGGGTATATGGAGATTCTGTACAGGTTAAGCAGGCTGATAGCCCTCGTGTTACTTTTCCTTCTGGTGCTTTTGTAGACATTACACATATTGCTGATGAAAATCCTAAGAAGTTGATGGAACGTGTCAAAGGATGGCAGTATGATATGGTATATATGGATGAGTTAACATCCTATGAGTGGTCTACATTCAATACAATTATTACCCGTAACCGTGGTTCGGCTGGTATCGGTTCAAAGATACGTGGCACAACCAATCCCAAGAAGTCTCACTGGCTTCGGACATTCCTTAAACCTTATATTGGATATGATGGCTTTATCCGTCCTGACATGGATAGAAAGGTGCTGTATTTCTTCATTGAAGGTGAAACTGTTGATACTGTTGTTTGGGGAGAAAGTAAAGAAGAGGTATATCAGAAATGCAAGATATCCATAGACCGTAAACTGAAAGCCGTTAATAAAGGAGTGGTCAAGTTTTCCTATGAGAACTTGATTAAATCCTTCTGTTTTATATTAGGTAATATAAGTGAAAACGTTGCTTCATTAGGAGATAACAAAGACTATATTGGTAGCGTTGCCGCATCTGGTGGAAAGCGTGGTCAAATACTTTTGGAAGGTAACTGGAACGTAGACGAAGACGACGATTCAGAAGCTCCTATACCATCTTCTGTAGCAAGGGAGACGTTCATGACTGACCCACAGAGAAATGGGGACAGATGGATTACAGCCGACTTAGCGGATTATGGAACAGACAATCTGGTAGCAATCGCATGGGATGGACTACATATCTTGGATGTTATGATTTTGGGAAAGACAACACCTCGAATGAATGCTGAAAGATTATTATCATTTGCAGAAAAATGGGATATAGCCAACACTCATATTATATTTGATGGAACAAATGCCAGATACATGTCTGACTATATACCAGATGCTCTTCCTTTCCTTTCAAGTAATGCTCCTTGTGGAATGTATGCTCGTTCGGCTTATCTATTAAAAGATGAGTGCTATCTCCGTCTAAGATTTCTTATTAATGAAGGTATGTTGTCGTGGGATGATGAAGTTGCTTCAAGACGCTATTATCATTCCAAGATGAAAGAAGAGATTAGCATACAGACAGAGTTTATCGAGGAATGTTCCGTTGTCCGGTTCAAACAACAGTTCAGTGGAAAGTTCCGTCTTTTAAGTAAGAAGGAAATGAATCAGATGCTAGGTAAAGGGCGTTCTATGGACTTACTTGACCCTATAGCTTACCGGATGCTTCCATTGTTAGAATATAAATATGGAGAAGAGTTGACTCAAACAGCTAAGTTTGATGAACCGGAAAAAAGTATTATTACTCATAGAAGAGACAATATATATAATCCAAGTTTTTGGGCATAGGAGGTACAAATGAATTTAGAAGACATTAAAGATACAATCAACGCAGGGAAGAAACTGAAACATAACATTTCAGTCCGGGACATTTCTTATGTTCTTCTTCTAAATAGTTTTGATGATAATAAGATTGCATTCAAAGCGATTTGGGGCAATGAAAGTGATGAAGAAGACATGAAAGAATATATGTCTTCCAAAAAGATAATCTTTCTACAAACTTATCTGAAAGCATTAAATAAAGATGAGAAAGAAGAAGTAAAATCTCCTGTTAAAGTAGAAAATTTCGCAGAAGACATTACTTTTGAGGAAAATAAGGCAGAACTTATTAAGTTGCTAAGTGATGTCAAGACAGCGCATGCAGAGGGGAAATTGGATGCGAAAGACGCTCTCAAAATGCAGATTGATATTCGAACCAAACTAAATGATAAGTTCGGCACAGATGAGAAAGAAGATAAGGATTGCGTTGTAGTGGTTGAACCTAAGTTCAATTATATTTGTCCCTACACCCAAAGAGAATGTTATGTAAACAGTAAAGAACAATGTATGAAACGGTACAATTTAATTGAAAAGGAGACAAACAATGGCTGATTATAAAGAGCAAATAAAGTATTTGATTGACAATCCGGATGAGTTGCTTCAAAAGAAGCCATTCTTTAGAGGGGTTGTAGACTATAGTAGTTTATGGAATTACACACGTGAAGTATCCATCAACCAAACAGTAAGGGCGGAATTGCCTAAATTTAAAAAGAAGGTTATCTCACAACAACAATTTCTGGAAGAACTAGACCCTCAGTGCCACAAAGTCCTTTTTGACCAGAATGTCCCTTCTATTACCATGAAGTTGGACAACGGTAGCTATGTGGAGATTGAATATCAAAAAATGGCTGTATCTTATCAAAAGAACATAAAAGATAAGCAGGTTCTTCATCTGTGTGGGAATGACATGCTATTTACTCTTATGGAAACGCAGCCTTCTGAACAACAAGCTAAAGACTTCATTACCTTTAAACAATATTGGAGATTACGTAATCAGGATGGCATGAAGACTAAACTGGTTGATGCTCAATTGTCTGTAGGTGATGCAGGTTTACTTTACTACTTTGACAATAAAAAGAGAATCAAATGCCGTCTTTTATCTTTTATGGATGGATATATCCTGTGTCCTCACAATGACGATAATGGAGACCGGATATTAGAAAGTGTCTACTACACCGATGGAGAGACGGAATACATTGATTCTTACGACGACACATATGTTTACCACCATAGCAATAGCGGTCTGGATGCAGCCGATAAAGGATGGAAACTGGAAAGTGTAGAAGTTCACGGTTTTTCTGAAATACCTCTAGTAACAAAACGTGGAGATGTTGCATGGAACAATGCACAAAGTATCATTGAAGCATACGAAGTGTTATATAACATATTCAATGTCATTCAGAAACGTCATGGTTGGGGTATTCTATATATTAAAGGTCGTTTCGATGATAGCGGAAAGACGATAGCGGGTAGCGTAATTCTAAACGATAGGTCTATGAATGCAGAAGGGGATGCTAAATTTCTGTCTCCCCCATCTCCACAAGGCTATCTGGATACTCTTCAATTGCTGGAAGAAACTATTCAGAAATGTTCCAGCACAACCTTTATTCTTCCTAAAGACATCAAGATGTCCGGTGATATATCCGGCATTGCGATTATGATGTCTATGTCAATGGATATTGAAAACGCATTGCAAAAAGTTATTGACTACCAAAATGTTGCCGATAAAATGTGTCGTCTGTTCAAAGAAGGATTGGCTAAAGAATTGGTTGAGAAAAAGATACAACCAACAGCGATAACAGACTTTGAACAATTGAACATCAATGCTTCTTTCAAAGTATGGAGACCACAGTCAGATACCGAATTTGCAGGCATGCTTGTACAGCTAAAATCTAATGGCATCATATCCGAAGAAACAGCCACAGAAGAAAGTCCGGTTTCTGCTCCCGATGAAAAAGAACGCAGGAAAAAAGAGGTAGAGTTGCAAGAACAAAAAGAATTGGAAAAAGAAGAGAGAGCCGTTAAATTAGCGGCTTCTAAGAGCAATAATAATGAAAAATAATTAGTATCTTTGGTACTATAAAACTCTATTTTATGGATTGGTTAACTATTATATTAGGAGCATTAGGAAGCGGAGGGGCTATATATGGTTTTATAGCTGCATATAAAGCACAGCCTGAGAAAGTCTCGTATGAAATAAAGAATCTGCGTGAACTCATTGAAGAGATAAAGAAAAATCGAGATGAGGACAAAAAAGAGAATAGAGAGGAAATCGAGAGACTTAATCTTAAAATAGGGAAGTTAGAATTAAACGATGATATCAAGTCCAGAGCCATTTCAAAATGGCTCACTTGCCATTTTATACCAAGGGAAAGTAATTGTCCTGTAGCTAAATTTATCGAGAATGCAGAAAAGATTATTCAGAAGAAAACAGAACAGATTAACAATATAAAAGAAAAGAGAAATAATGAGCAAGCCATTAATTAAAATCTTCACCTACGTAGACGGAGTGAACGATACTCCTTTTCCAAATGAAGAGAATCAATTAATTATTCCTGAGTATTCCTTTAGTGAAAGCCGCATGGGTTCTGTGAACCTAACCGCTACTGCAATGTATCCAACCTGTTTGGATGATAAGTGGGTCACAGGGAAACAATACGCTGACTTTCGTGGTGAGAGATATTTCATAGTTAAAACTCCGTCTTCTTCCAAATCAAACGACGATGTTCGATACAAACATGACATTGAATTCGTTTCTGAAAGAAACATCTTGGAGACTATTTATTTCTATGATGTTGTATCTGATAACACTTCGGTAGACCGGTATGTAAGTAATAGCACAAAGGTATTGTTTTACGGAGATGTGCATGAACTGGTTGCTCGTTTGAATTATTCTCTGGAATATAGTCAGGTAGCCTACCGACTTGTCGTTGATGCAGGCATTACTTCCGAGGTTAAGCAGGTCTCTTTGGAAGATGTGTTTGTCTTTGATGCTATACAGGAGATTTTCAATATCTTTGAACTTCCTTTTTATTTCGTAGGAAAGACATGTCATGTTGGCTTTACGGATAATGCCATTACTCATACATTCCGGTATGGAAAAGATTATGAGTTGCTTTCCATCAATAAGACAAATGCCAATTATAAAATAACCAACCGAGTTACCGGAACGGGTAGTTCGGATAACATTCAGTTCTATTATCCAAATCCAAGCAACGACCGGGCAGCGATTGAAGCGGCAGGCGGGAAATGGATAACTCCGGCTGGCACTCTTATGCCTCCTATCTATCGAGATACGGACGGTGCAGAACGTTTCTATAATGCAATTAATAAAAGGTATATCAATCCAGAAACAGGAGAATACTATGTCTTTGAGAATGAATTTACAACAGCTAGTCAGAAGGAACAAATTGTTACTTTTGAAGATATAAAGCCTACAATTAAAAACACTCTCAATGCTGCCGGTTTACGCATAGACGAAATTATAGATGTAGCTTTTGACAAGGACGATAACGATGAGGTAGACGAAAGCACCGGAGATTATGTTCATTCTTACTTCTATGTAAAGCTGAACCGTTTTAGTGGAGACTACGGATTCAACTTATTCGAGCAACCGATTGTAGGTAGCGATGCTTCTATCGTAATGACAAGTGGAAATTGTAATGCTTGTACATTCCAAATTGGAGTTATAGAAGTAGAAGAAGATGGAAAGACTGTTTTTAAGAATCCGGTACAAGTTGACAAAAATGGTAATATTGCAGAAGGTAACTATGCTGATAAAGTAAAGCCTAATAACATACAAGCCAGCCAGCAAGATACTACACAGAATGAGGTATGGATTGCTTTGAAAAAAGACAATACTACCTTTGGTATGGTAATGCCGAATAAGAATGGAAATATCAGACCTTCCTATGGGGACAGCTTTGTTATCACAAACATTGATATGCCGCAGACCTATATCTACAAGGCAGAGAATGAATTGGAAGAAGCTATCCTTAAATACATGGCTAACAATAATAGTGAAAAGTTCACGTTCTCTATTAAGTTAAGTCGTATCTTCCTTGCTGAAAATCCGGCTATAGAAGCACTGATTAATTCAAGTGCACGTATTGATTTAGAATACAATGGCAAATACCATCAGCTTTATGTATCCAGCTATACTTATCGTTCAGATAGTGAAGTTCTACCGGAAATTACGATTGAACTGGCAGATACACTTACGATAAGTAAGAACTCCATTCAGACCAGCATTGATTCTGTCAAGCAGGATATAATGAATACTATTGGAGGTGTAGACTTCTTGAAACAAGGTCTGAAATACTTCCTTCGTAAAGATACGGAAGATATTGCACGTTTCTTTATTTCTTTCCTGAGAGGTATCAAGATTGGCAACTATGTATCCGGTGGAGACATTGGCGGTATATTTGCTGTTGATGGGAATGGAAAGACATTCATTGAGACTGACTTCTTAAAAGTACGTATGAAAGCCTACTTTGAGACGTTAGAGATTATCAATACCGGTAGTATTGCCGGACGGCAGATTATCACTCCCGGTGGCTCTATCAAATGTATTAAGGTAGTAGACCGAGAGGAAATAATTAACGAAGATGGAGAAAAAGAAGAAAAGGTATGGAACTTCTACCGGTGCTATTTCCTCGCTGAACAAGATGGAGTAAAGGTAGAGAATCGTTTCCGTAAAAACGACCAAGCTCTTTCACAGGACTTCAACATCAAAGAGGGTGTTTATGAAAATGTTTCCAATCACTATTATTGGAGACTGGTTGTGGGCGTAGGCGATGATTATATTGACTTGTCCAAGACCGATGCAGATACAAAGAGTGATGCTCCGGCTATAGGCGATGTAATCTGTCAATTAGGTCACAGAGACGACAAAGTACCAGAACGCCAGAACGCCATGATATTTAGTGCGGTGGATTTATATTCTCCGTCTTTAACCATGTATGCCGGCATTAATTCCTATTCCTATGTGAATAAGGATTACATCTCTTATGGCGTTGATAAGACGACCAACAAAGCCTTTATGAATGTCTATGGAGATACTTATATTGGCGATAGAAATCGTACTTCTTATATGGAATTTAAGACCGGAAAAGGTCTGAAAATAAAAGGTCAATTGGAGGTAGGATCAACCATCGGAAATGGTTCAACCATTGAAGACGCTTTAGACAAAGCGACTCAGGATGCTATTGATGCAGCTACCGAAGATTTGACTAACTATGCTAAAGAGGTAACAGAAAGCCTGAATAACATTCAATATCAAATAGATGGTCAAATTGAAAGTTTCTTTGAAAAATATAGCCCAACTCTGACGAATAAACCTGCCGTTGATTGGACTACCGAGGAATTAAAGAAACAACATGCCAATGATACCTTTACCAACATTGATACAGGCGAAAGCTGGAAATGGGTAAAAGATGGTACTACTTGGAAATGGAGTGTCATTGAAGATACAGCTACTCTAAAAGCATTAGCGGCTGCATCCAAAGCACAGGATACAGCAGACGGAAAGCGTAGAGTATTTGTTGCCAAACCTACTACTGAACAGGTTTATGACGTTGGAGACTTATGGGTAAACGCAACGTATGGTACGACTTATCACAATGATATTCTTAGAGCCAAGACAGCGAAGAAAGCCGGAGAAGCATTTAATATTTCTCATTGGGAATTGGCTTCTAAATATACCGATGATACCAAGGCGAATGAAGCTGCGGCAGCGGCAGCGGAAGCACAAGAAGCTGCGGAACAAGCTGCAACGGCTGTGGATAATTTGAACACATACGTGGACGGTGCATTTAAGGATGGTGTGATTGAAGAATCCGAAGCACAAGCCATTGAGAAATATATAAACATCGTAGACAACGCTAAGAAAACTACCGATGCTGCCTATACTAAATTGTATGCAAATACCTATCTTACAGGAGCAGCAAAGACCGGATTGAAATCTGCCAAAGATAAGCTGGACATTGCGACCACTAATCTTATCAATTCAATCAACACTGCTATTGCCGATGGTCAGACTACAGTTGCAGAAAAGAACGATGTAGATGCTAAATTTGCAGCTTACAATACAGCGAATGAATCCTTTAGTACCGCAGTGGAAGTGGCTAATGGTGCTATTCAGGATTTATTAAAATCTTATTCAGACCAAGCTAAAGAAGCTGCGGTTGCTGCACAGGCTGCGGCAGATGCAGCACAAGCTGCGGCAGACAGTGCATCGGATGCAGTAGACGATTTAAACGGATATGTTGATGGAGCGTTTAAAGATGGGGTCATAGACGAAGCGGAAGCTAAGGCTATAGAAAAGTACATCAATGTAGTAAATGGTTCTAAGGCAGCAACCGATGCTACATACACCAAACTGTACTCCAATAAATATTTATTAGGGACAGCAAAAGAAAACTTAAAGACAGCTAAAGATAAATTAGATGTTGCGACTACTGCCCTTCTTACCTCTATACAGTCTGCCATTGCGGATGGGAAGACAACAGCGGAAGAGAAAGCTGCGGTAGATGCGAAGTATGCTGATTTTAATAAGGCTAATGAAGACTTTAACACAGCCATAGAAGCTGCAAATCTATCCATTCAGAACATGTTGAAGAGCTACGCTGATGCAGCATTAGCGGCAGCGGAGGCAGCGCAAACTTCGGCAGATGCAGCTAAGACAGCGGCAGATAATGCAGCCGGGGCAGTAGGAGACTTGAATGACTATGTAGATGGAGCTTTCAAAGACGGTATTATTGATGCTTCTGAGGCACAGGCAATAGAGAAGTATATCAACATTGTAAATAATACCAAAGGTGAAGTAAAGGCAACATTTGATAAACTATATGCCAATGTCTATTTAACTGGTGCAGCGAAGACCGGATTAAATTCAAGCTACACGGCTTTGAATACCGCCATCACAAATCTACTTAATTCAATTAATACCGCTATAGCAGATGGGAAAACAACGGAAGCGGAGAAAGCGGATGTGGATTTAAAATACGCTTCTTTCAACACTGCGTATGCTTCTTTCAATACAGCCGTAGAAACAGCGAACAAAGCCATTCAAGATAAATTGAAGACTTTTGCAGATGATGCTAAAACCTTAGCGGAGTCTGCACAAGCTGTAGCGGATGCAGCAAAAGACAGATTAGATTCATGGGCTGAGGATGGAGTTATTTCACCCACCGAAAAACAAGGTATCAAAGATGAAATAGCCAGAATAAAAGCGGATAAAGATAATATTACCGCAGGATATCTATTATATAATCTGGGAGAAGCGACCGCTTACAATACAGCTTATACAGATTATTACAATAGTCTTTTAGTGTTGTCTGACACGACTAAAGAAACGATTGAGATACCAACCGATTTTGCGACTAAGCAGACTAAATATTATACTGAAAGGACTACTGCGTTAAATGCGATTGCATCCGCTTCTAAATCTGCGGTTGATGCTGCACAGGCTGCGGCAGATGCAGCTAAAAGTCGTTTGGACTCATGGGCAGCGGACGGGGTTATCTCTCCGGCTGAGAAACAAAGTATCAAAGATGAGAGGGCACGAATTTTAGCAGATAAGTCGGATATAACTACTGGATACACACGTTATAATTTAGGAACTCCAACGGACTATAATACAGCCTATACAGCCTACGATACGGCATTGGCTGCACTGTCAAAAGATACACCAGAGGTTATAACTATCCCTTCGGACTTTGCTACGAAACAAAAGAATTATTATACCAAGCGTACTGCGGCTATCTCTGCAATAGATGCTGCTACAAAATCAAATGCCGATGCTGCGGCTGCTGCGGCTGCAAAAGCACAGAAAGATATTGAGAACGTAAAGACCGATATCAATAAAATCAATTCCGATGTAGCCGGATTAAAGAACTTTACTGATGATGCTTTTGCTGATGGAGTAGTAGACCGTGGAGAGGCTTCTGCCATCGGTGCTTATCTGAAAAGCATTGCTACAGTTAAAGCCGATGTAGACAAGAGTTATACAGAAGTCTACGCTAATCCGTTACTTGTCGGAACAGCTAAGACTACATTGAACACAACTTATACGGCTTTTGGAAAAGCTGTAGAAGAACTTACTACCGTTATTGAAGCCGTTGTAGAAAAAGGGGTAGCCGATGCAACCGACAGATCTTCTGTAAATGGTAAATACGATGCTTTTAATACAAAGTACGGAGATTTCGTAGCTGCTTTAAATGCTGCCAATACTTACATTCAAGACCAGATTGAGAGTAAGGCACAAAGCGCATTAGATGAAGCTATTAGCTATCGTTATTTAAGTAGAGCATTTAACGAATATACTACTATCAATGGTGGATTAATCCAAAATTCACTCAATGTTTTAGGATACACCAATGACAAAAAAGAATTTGTCGTACAAGCCGGAATGAGTGGTTTATATGATGCTTCTGCAAGAGGTGGAGGCATTGCTGCATGGTATGGCGGTTCAATGAAGGACTATTTCGATTATACCGATTTGGACAGACCGAAAGATGTAGCCAAAGGAGTTGACCGCATGGATGGTACTGGATATCGGGCTAACGGAAACTTATGGTGGGACTTAAATGGTAAGGTTCACGCTGACCCGCTTTCTTTCTTTGTTGGAAAAGAAACAGTAGGTGGATTGTTAGCGTCTTTCCAAGTGGTAATGACCAATGACAAACCAGACTATATTATTCCACAAGTTCCTTTCCAAGACTTAACCATATCAAACAATCTCACAGTTGGTGGAGACATCATCTTAAAAGATGGTATTCTGAAATGGGATGCGGCTAACAATGCTTTCTATGTAGAAAAGAAAGACGGTTCTATCGCTAGCTTCTATGCAACCGGAGAAGTATCAGCCGGAGGTGCTGGCTCTGGTGGAAGTGGTGGCGGAGGCGGTCTCATTGAGAACGTCTATGGCTCTTCTTCTCTTGGAGACGAATTTTCTGATTCAGACTTAAACAATACGTTTAACGCCTACAGTATCAATCAGATATATTTGGACGTAAAAAATTTGAAGTCTGGTGCAGCCGTCAGTTTAGTTGTCAATGGAACAGGAACAGTTCTTACGAATATTGTAAAAACAGGTTCAACGATTACCGCTACCAAAGGAAATCTAGCATTCTCTTCATTGACATCAAAGCCAACTACCATCGCTGGCTATGGCATTACAGATGCTTATACTAAAACTCAGGCAGATGGTAAATATGTAACTTTATCCACTGCCCAGACAATCAGCGGACAAAAGACGTTCTCTTCATCCATAAGGATGGGACAAAATAATCTTCATTATCTTAATAACGCATCAACGACCAATGCTACAGGATTATATTGGAAGACAGAGAGCTATGCAGCCACTCAATTTGGCATTGGTTGCTTTACTACAAACAACGCCTCTCCGAGAGGATTTATCGGCTGGACTTCTGAGCCGTGGAATGTTGCAAATAGCTTAACGGTATCTGAGACTTCTTTCACTTATAAAGGTAATTCAATCCTTCATGCCGCCAACTACAACTCTTACGCCCCTACCAAGACAGGAACGGGAGCAAGCGGTACTTGGAATATAGATGTTACCGGTTACTCAAAGAGACTTTACTTTAATCAGGCGGCAGCGGTAGCTAATACCTTAATGACAAATGCAGGATTATATTACAATCAGGTATCCTCTTCTACTGATACAGGTTATCCGTCTGATTATGGCCATGTGATTCGGATACAAAGAGGTGTTTCTTCCACTTTATCCTCATCGCAGGCGGTACTGGACTTGTTTCATGCAACGGACGCAGCGGGCTTAAATCAATTATACTTACGTACAGGCTACGGAGATGGCTCTAAGATGGTATGGGGTAGTTTTGTACAGCTTCTTCATACCGGTAACTATACGTCGCTTATTACCAAGATAGGTACTTCCACGGTAGGAGGCACGGCAAAAGGTATCTACTTGAATGCCGGGACTCCTACGGCTATGAGTGCTACTGTGGGTTCTGCGACTCTGCCTGTGTACATGAATGCAGGTACTATTACGGCATGTTCTACAACATTAGGTGTATCTATTACTGGAACTGCACCAAGATTAACAACAACAAAGTTAACCAATCAAGACTTAAACAGTTATACCTACACGAACTATTCCGGCAAGTTGTACTATGCGGGTGGAGGTAATACCACAACCAATGTACCTTCTGGTGTAGGTGCTTACGGTTTGATGGTATGGAGAATCGCTAGTGGATATACTGGACATCTGATGTTTGATTCTGCTGGTGATTTTAGAGCAAGATTTTATAACGGTACATGGTCTGCATGGGACAAGTTAGCTTATATCACGGATAATGTAGCCAGTGCAACCAAGTTACAAACGGCACGTACCATAAACGGCACTTCTTTTAATGGAACAGCGAATATAACAACTGCTAAATGGGGAACGGCTCGGACTTTAGCAATCGCTGCGGCTAGTAAATCAATAGATGGTTCTACCAATATTACAATTTCCAGAGCAGATATGAATGTTTCTGCTGGCGATGAATCCATTTTCACAGGAACTACAGTAGCTAATACATGGTATAGAATAGCGTCCAGTCCGGTTAATATAAGTAGCATAACTGGGATATTTTCCATTTATGCGAGTGCATCGGGATATCATACCAATTGCTTATTAACGGTATCTACTTCCTATGGAACTACAGCAAGTACATCTATCCAGCAATTGTCATGTGCTCATTATGGTAATCCATTAATAACACAAGCTCGTATTGTATATCATACTACTTATGATGCTCATTATGCCTATCTTGAAATACTTGTTCCAACAGCTATTACTAGTACTTTTGTCGTGAGATTTTCCTTGCCGGGACAAAATTTCTGGGCTCTGAACACTTCGCTAGTCGCAGGCTCTATTCCATCAGGATATACCAGCAAGGCTATTACTCTTAAAAATTCATGTATTGTAGCCAATGTAACTGGTAACCTTACTGGTAACGTTACTGGTAATTTAACAGGCAATGCTTCTACTGCTACCTCCCTACAAACAGCCAGAACTTTGTGGGGGCAGTCCTTTAATGGAACAGCCAATATAACCGGAACATTGCTCGGAGTTGAAAGCGTGATTGCAAAAAGTGGTCGGTTCAACAACTTCTTGGCATACTATGATACAACTGCCACCACCGTAACTGGGACTATTTGTATTACTCTTCCGAATGGATGGACTTCCAGTATGAATACTTATGAAATATTGATATATGAATATAATACGACTGCGAATGCTTCTGTCATTACAATTGGTGGATATAATTATAATGGTGGTGGAACTGCAAGTAGTGCGAAATGGGTAAATATTGGATACCATACAAAAGGCTCTTACAGCAAAGGTGTACGTTTAGCATATAATGGTAGTAAATGCGTTATTCTATTAGGAACTACTACTACGACATGGAGTTATCCCAAAGTATATCTAAAAACAGTTTATACAGGACATAATAGTCAGACTATTTGGGGAGGGACTTCTACCATCTCTTTAATTACTTCGGAGACCGGATACACCAATATTGATACACCCGCTAGAATGGATGAGTTCTTCGGAGATACATCGGTAACAGGCAGACTTGCAGTAACCGGTGCAGGACACTTTGGGTACACTTATACCACAATGACAGCGGGTATTAATGTTAAGGGTGATAGCGCAACAACGGGTATCTCTATCTATGATGGTACGGGAACTACTGCTCGTTTATACCGAAAAGGAGATATTTTATATATTACCAGAGCCGGAAATGATGCTAGTGGTATTCTTATGAGTACAGCCGGAAGTATATATCCCGGAGCAAATAATACATTAACAAATGGTACAACCACTAATCGCTGGTCAAACGTCTGTACCCAATTACTTAACGTAGCGGGTGTAGGAACGTTCGCATCTCACATTGCTGTATCCGGAGAAGTTCGGTCAACCTCCGCTAAAGCTTTCCGTGCCGTTTATGGTAGCTATGGCTTTTTCATATATAACGATGGTAATTCCTCCTATTTTATGTTGACTGCCAAAGACGACCAGTATGGAACTTACAATACTTTAAGACCCCTGTACATCAATAATAGTACCGGTGTTGTAACGATGTCAAACGGTACAAACATTGGGGGTATTCTAAACGTAACAAATACTACAGACGCTACCGCAACTACTGTTGCCGCTATAAAGACGGCAGGTGGTATTGGAGTCGCTAAACAGTTGAGAGTTGGCGGTGCTGTAACTTTCGGTTCTACGCTCAGTGTTACAGGTCAGATTACTGCATCCGGTGGACTTCGGATTGGCAACTACTACCTGAAATCTACAGCGGACGGATTGGCACTTACTCACGTAACTACCGGAACGGTTGCTAACTTCTACGCTACTGGTGAAGTTTCTGCGGGTGGTGTAGGTTCAGGCGGTTCAGGCGGTGGCGGTGGACTAATCGAGAATGTGTATGGATATAGCAAATTGAATGGAGAGTATAAAGATACCGACCTCAACAACACATTCAATGCTTATACCATTGCTCAAATCAATAAGCGAGTAGTTAGTCTGGAAGGCGGCTCTGCATTAACTGTAACCACTACTGGTTCAGGCAATGCAGTGACTTCGGTTGCCAAGTCCGGTACGGCTATTACCGTAACGAAGGGTACTACTTTTGTTGATACTACAAATCCCCAAACTATTGGAGGGTCAAAAACGTTCTCTTCATCCATACTAATGGGACGAAGTAATCTTCATTATGTTAATAACGCATCAGCTACCAATGCTACAGGATTATATTGGAAGACAGCTAACTATGCAGCCACTCAATTTGGTATTGGTTGCTTCACCACAAACAATGCTTCTCCGAGAGGATTTATCGGTTGGACTTCTGAGCCGTGGAATGTTGCAAATAGCTTAACGGTATCTGAGACCTCTTTGACCTATAAAGGTAATTCAATCCTTCATGCCGCCAACTACAACTCTTACGCCCCTACCAAGACAGGAACGGGAGCAAGCGGTACTTGGAATATAGATGTTACCGGTTACTCAAAGAGACTTTACTTTAATCAGGCGGCAGCGGTAGCTAATACCTTAATGACAAATGCAGGATTATATTACAATCAGGTATCCTCTTCTACTGATACAGGTTATCCGTCTGATTATGGCCATGTGATTCGGATACAAAGAGGTGTTTCTTCCACTTTATCCTCATCGCAGGCGGTACTGGACTTGTTTCATGCAACGGACGCAGCGGGCTTAAATCAATTATACTTACGTACAGGCTACGGAGATGGCTCTAAGATGGTATGGGGTAGTTTTGTACAGCTTCTTCATACCGGTAACTATACGTCGCTTATTACCAAGATAGGTACTTCCACGGTAGGAGGCACGGCAAAAGGTATCTACTTGAATGCCGGGACTCCTACGGCTATGAGTGCTACTGTGGGTTCTGCGACTCTGCCTGTGTACATGAATGCAGGTACTATTACGGCATGTTCTACAACATTAGGTGTATCTATTACTGGAACTGCACCAAGATTAACAACAACAAAGTTAACCAATCAAGACTTAAACAGTTATACCTACACGAACTATTCCGGCAAGTTGTACTATGCGGGTGGAGGTAATACCACAACCAATGTACCTTCTGGTGTAGGTGCTTACGGTTTGATGGTATGGAGAATCGCTAGTGGATATACTGGACATCTGATGTTTGATTCTGCTGGTGATTTTAGAGCAAGATTTTATAACGGTACATGGTCTGCATGGGACAAGTTAGCTTATATCACGGATAATGTAGCCAGTGCAACCAAGTTACAAACGGCACGTACCATAAACGGCACTTCTTTTAATGGAACAGCGAATATAACAACTGCTAAATGGGGAACGGCTCGGACTTTAGCAATCGCTGCGGCTAGTAAATCAATAGATGGTTCTACCAATATTACAATTTCCAGAGCAGATATGAATGTTTCTGCTGGCGATGAATCCATTTTCACAGGAACTACAGTAGCTAATACATGGTATAGAATAGCGTCCAGTCCGGTTAATATAAGTAGCATAACTGGGATATTTTCCATTTATGCGAGTGCATCGGGATATCATACCAATTGCTTATTAACGGTATCTACTTCCTATGGAACTACAGCAAGTACATCTATCCAGCAATTGTCATGTGCTCATTATGGTAATCCATTAATAACACAAGCTCGTATTGTATATCATACTACTTATGATGCTCATTATGCCTATCTTGAAATACTTGTTCCAACAGCTATTACTAGTACTTTTGTCGTGAGATTTTCCTTGCCGGGACAAAATTTCTGGGCTCTGAACACTTCGCTAGTCGCAGGCTCTATTCCATCAGGATATACCAGCAAGGCTATTACTCTTAAAAATTCATGTATTGTAGCCAATGTAACTGGTAACCTTACTGGTAACGTTACTGGTAATTTAACAGGCAATGCTTCTACTGCTACCTCCCTACAAACAGCCAGAACTTTGTGGGGGCAGTCCTTTAATGGAACAGCCAATATAACCGGAACATTGCTCGGAGTTGAAAGCGTGATTGCAAAAAGTGGTCGGTTCAACAACTTCTTGGCATACTATGATACAACTGCCACCACCGTAACTGGGACTATTTGTATTACTCTTCCGAATGGATGGACTTCCAGTATGAATACTTATGAAATATTGATATATGAATATAATACGACTGCGAATGCTTCTGTCATTACAATTGGTGGATATAATTATAATGGTGGTGGAACTGCAAGTAGTGCGAAATGGGTAAATATTGGATACCATACAAAAGGCTCTTACAGCAAAGGTGTACGTTTAGCATATAATGGTAGTAAATGCGTTATTCTATTAGGAACTACTACTACGACATGGAGTTATCCCAAAGTATATCTAAAAACAGTTTATACAGGACATAATAGTCAGACTATTTGGGGAGGGACTTCTACCATCTCTTTAATTACTTCGGAGACCGGATACACCAATATTGATACACCCGCTAGAATGGATGAGTTCTTCGGAGATACATCGGTAACAGGCAGACTTGCAGTAACCGGTGCAGGACACTTTGGGTACACTTATACCACAATGACAGCGGGTATTAATGTTAAGGGTGATAGCGCAACAACGGGTATCTCTATCTATGATGGTACGGGAACTACTGCTCGTTTATACCGAAAAGGAGATATTTTATATATTACCAGAGCCGGAAATGATGCTAGTGGTATTCTTATGAGTACAGCCGGAAGTATATATCCCGGAGCAAATAATACATTAACAAATGGTACAACCACTAATCGCTGGTCAAACGTCTGTACCCAATTACTTAACGTAGCGGGTGTAGGAACGTTCGCATCTCACATTGCTGTATCCGGAGAAGTTCGGTCAACCTCCGCTAAAGCTTTCCGTGCCGTTTATGGTAGCTATGGCTTTTTCATATATAACGATGGTAATTCCTCCTATTTTATGTTGACTGCCAAAGACGACCAGTATGGAACTTACAATACTTTAAGACCCCTGTACATCAATAATAGTACCGGTGTTGTAACGATGTCAAACGGTACAAACATTGGGGGTATTCTAAACGTAACAAATACTACAGACGCTACCGCAACTACTGTTGCCGCTATAAAGACGGCAGGTGGTATTGGAGTCGCTAAACAGTTGAGAGTTGGCGGTGCTGTAACTTTCGGTTCTACGCTCAGTGTTACAGGTCAGATTACTGCATCCGGTGGACTTCGGATTGGCAACTACTACCTGAAATCTACAGCGGACGGATTGGCACTTACTCACGTAACTACCGGAACGGTTGCTAACTTCTACGCTACTGGTGAAGTTTCTGCGGGTGGTGTAGGTTCAGGCGGTTCAGGCGGTGGCGGTGGACTAATCGAGAATGTGTATGGATATAGCAAATTGAATGGAGAGTATAAAGATACCGACCTCAACAACACATTCAATGCTTATACCATTGCTCAAATCAATAAGCGAGTAGTTAGTCTGGAAGGCGGCTCTGCATTAACTGTAACCACTACTGGTTCAGGCAATGCAGTGACTTCGGTTGCCAAGTCCGGTACGGCTATTACCGTAACGAAGGGTACTACTTTTGTTGATACTACAAATCCCCAAACTATTGGAGGGTCAAAAACGTTCTCTTCATCCATACTAATGGGACGAAGTAATCTTCATTATGTTAATAACGCATCAGCTACCAATGCTACAGGATTATATTGGAAGACAGCTAACTATGCAGCCACTCAATTTGGTATTGGTTGCTTCACCACAAACAATGCTTCTCCGAGAGGATTTATCGGTTGGACTTCTGAGCCGTGGAATGTTGCAAATAGCTTAACGGTATCTGAGACCTCTTTGACCTATAAAGGTAATGCAATCCTTCATGCTGCCAACTATAATACTTACGCTCCGACGAAAACGGGTGGTGGTGCTTCCGGTTCGTGGGGTATCAACATAACTGGCAATGCGGCTACCGCCACTACAGCTAACAGACTGGTCAACATAGGTGGTGTAAACTGGACTACATTGGCTGATGCTACTGGAAATGGAATAAGGGATTACGTCGACACTACTACGGAAGGAAGATGGATGTCCTATGGTACAGTGCTACAAATATCTAATGTTAATAATCCTGACCCTGGGGTAAATGGTCATTGGTTAACCCAAATATTAAGCTCAACGAGTAACTTACTAGGGGTACGTTGGAGAACTAATACTGGTGCTTGGTCTGGTGTACAAACTATTGTTACATCTGGCAACTATACTTCATACGTTACTAAGGTGGGTACAGCCACTATTGGTGCAGCTAATAAGGGTATATACCTAAATGCTGGTACCCCGACAGCTATGTCTTCTACAGTCGGTTCTACAACTGTACCTGTGTATATGAATGCAGGAGCGATAACTGTTTGTAGTACTACACTTGGAGTGAGTATCACCGGTAATGCAAAAACAGCTACTACTTTACAGACGACCCGTAAGATATTTAGCCAACCTTTTAGTGGCGCAGGTGACGTTGCCGGACAAGCAATGGTATATGGTACTTATCAGGAGACTGCAAGTAGTAGGTATTCACATGGTGGCATACAAGTAAGAGAGAATGGTCTAGTTGGTGATAAACAAACCGCAGATGGGTATGCTCCTGCTATCGGCTTCCATTGGGGAAACAGAATCGGTGCGAGCTTGATATTAACGACTTCGGGTTTCAAATTTATGAACCAAGCGTTTACTGGCTACCAGAATGTATATGGTATATTTAAAGGTAATGCTGATTCTGCAACTCAGGTATATAATACGGAGACAAATCCGACATCTGGAACATGGTACAATGGTACATTCGTCACGAGTAGTACTAATGGAAATAAAGCTATAAGAAGTAATGATGGGTTTAAATACTATACATTAGAAGGAACGGCTTCTGCGCAGGGAGAGGCGATGCTCCAACTAGGAACTCCCACCGCTACTGGAACTGCTGGTAACAAGAGAGGACGTTTAGTATTATATAGCTCTTCCTCTGGTTATGGGATTTTTGTTATGACTACCACAACAGGTGCTTATACTTTCACTTTCCCTGCTGCTACCGGAACTGTAGCTCTAACTTCGAGCAACGTTGCATCGGCTACTAAGTTGCAGACTGCCCGCACTCTCTGGGGACAAAACTTTAACGGTACGGCAAACGTGAGTGGAAATTTGACTGGGGTAGGAAATATCATAAGTACAGGAGATACCAATATTGGTATCTTACGTGGTGGTTCAGATGCTACGGCAGTAGTACTTAATGCTACAGCCTTTAAACCTTATGATGCTGCTACAAATAAGCTGAATCTCGGAACATCGGCAGCTAGATGGTTAGGATTATATGCCAATATTGGAAACTTCTCTAGTACTGTCACGGGTACTCGATTCATCTCTACTGTTGCTACCGGAACAGCACCATTGACTGTATCTTCTACTACGATGGTTACCAATCTGAATGCTGACATGGTAGATGGCATTCATTCATCTAATATCCCGTTAGAATACGATGCTAACTATATTCCATCCGGAACGGCTGCAAGATGGCTTAGAATAGCTTACTTTGATTATACAGGTGCAAGTTATAGCTGGTCAGGCACATTTGCAATAACTAATACTTATTCAAATGATGAAAATAAAGGTTTAATATTTACCGTATCAACTGCACATGGTACTACTTCTCCTGTAATCACACAAATAGGAGGTTCTGGCGGAGTATTCACTTCCATTAGAATTGTTAAGGATACAACTACGGTATATCCTACTACAGCAAAGGTGTATTTAGAAGTATATTACAATTCAACTTCTGCGACTAATAATGTTTACGTATCATATAAACCTGCAAATAGAGCAATTGGTAAATGGACGCTGTACACTACTTATACTGCGGGTAGTATTCCTACTGGTCACACTGCTATAGCTCAACTATATACTACTTCCGGTCTTTCTACGACTGCTAATTTGCGGGTACAAGGTACAGCCGTAATTTTAGGTTCTACTAATCATAATGATAGACTGGATATTCAGTCAGATGGCAAGATAGTTCCCCACTCAACATCTACCAGACGGTCAGGCGTATATGGCGTATATGACGCTGCGAAGATTGGTCACATTTGGTCTATGGGAACTACTTATATGATTGCCGATGATGGTTCTGGATTTGGTAATCTATACGGATTTGCATATCAGTATTCTGCGAGTGATAGAGCCACAGGACACCAAGCAGTTTGGTGTGTAAATGGCGCACCTAAAGTTGCTTTGGGAAATAACTTCTGGGTAGCTAGTAATGCAACAATCGGTGGCACTTTAACTGTTACCGGAGCAGGTTCGGTAAATACCCTGACCATCAAAAATACAGAAGCAGTTGGGCATCTTAAATTTTCAAGAGGTAGCTTTAATTACATCACTGCTCCGACCAGTGGACTAATTGCATTTATAGTAAATGGTCAAGCGGTTGGTGAAGCGACGGCTGACCTGATTATTCAAAATGGGGTTCTAAAAGCGGGTGCAACGAATGCTACCGCTTTAGGACAAGATACTCGCAGATGGTCAAACATGTACTCTGTACTTTTGAATGTAAGTGGAGTAGCTACCTTATCTTCTACGGTGAACATCGCAGGAGTACTGAATGCTAACAACGCTACGGACGCTACTAGCACAACGGCTGCGGGAGCAGTGTTCGATGGTGGAGTAGGCATTGTGAAACAGCTTCGTGTAGGTGGAAATGTAACTATTGCCGGGAATGTAAATTTTGCAAACAGTGGTCAACTATCAGTACCTTATACTGGCGGACAATGGATTTCAATGGCTACGCGAACTAATCTTATCGTAGGCAAGGAAAATACCTCAGAAGCGAGTGCACATGGATTATACCGAGTGAAGTCTTTTGCCGGAGATGCAGTAGTATTTGGAGGATTGAAAAACTCCATCGGATTTTACGGATTCTATAAAGCTCGTATTGATTCGGGTGATAATGGGAGTGATTGGGCTACAACATGGAATACTACTACAGGTGCATTAACGCATAATAAGGCAATGACGGTATCCGGTGCGGTTACGTTCAGTAGTACATTAACTGTAGCTTCTACTGCAACATTTAGTTCTACTACCGATGCAACGAGCACTACCGCAGCAGCAGTAAAGGTTACTGGTGGTCTAGCTGTTGGCAAGCAATTGCGAGTAGGTGGTGCGGTTACATTAAGCTCTACACTATCAGTGAGCAGTACGCTTAATGTAAGTGGAGTAGTAAACGCAAATAATGCAACCGATGCGACCAGTACCACGGCAGCAAGCCTTGTTTGTGATGGCGGTGTCGGAATTGTTAAGCAGTTAAGAGTAGGTGGAGCAACCACGCTTAGTTCTACTCTTTCCGTAGCCGGAATTGTTTCCTTCACGAATGCAACCGATGCAACCAGTACAACTGCCGCTGCGGTAAAAGTCACCGGAGGACTGGGAGTAGCTAAACAACTAAGGGTAGGTTCAAACGCTGTATTCACCAAAGGTATTTATATCAATGGAAATACAACGGGAGATGAATCTATCACGTTGGGAGTATCTGGGGATAAAAAGATAAAGATGGGTGCAGGTGGTACAGCGGGGAACAGATGGTCTGAAATCGCATTCTTCCCGAACTTTGCAAACAATGGTGGATTTACCGATATCAATCTGAATATACAGGCAGAAGGAACTATCCAGATGTCTTCGCAAGCGAAGTTTATATGGATATCCGGTGGAAACATTGCTGCATCCGGTGAAGTATCCGCTGGTTCTACTTCTGACCGGAATTTAAAGAAGAACTTCTCTTTGGAAGACTATCAGCAAAGAGTACTAGACCTCGGTATGGTACAAGACTTTGAATATCGTGAAGAAGAGATGAAGCGTGCGGTCAGGACTTATAAGCCCGGACGACATACCTCATTAATCGCACAGGACATCAAATCTTGTACTTCGATGGTGTCCAAAGATAAGGATGGATATTTGAAGATTAATCCGCTAGACAAAGAGTTCCTCTTCACCGTTGTAGGTGCGGTTCAACTCAATGTCCTTGGATTGCGTGAGGTGAAATCCGAAGTGGAAATATTGAAAGATGAAATAAGAGAGCTAAAAAAGAGAATAGAATATTTGGAAAGTTTAAAGTAGTTCCATATCTTTGCGACACATAAGCAATTTTGAAATGACAGTGTTTGATGTATCTCCCCTGTTTGTGAAAATAGGGGAGGTGTTTTTTTAATTATTATACTATAATAATAGTATATATGATTGGAATATCGAATTTATATAATATCTTTGCGTGTGAAAAACAATCTACATATAGACTCCTGTTTTTTACAGTAATTACTTTAAGTTAGCAGTACAAAAAAAAATGTCCCGAGTTTTCTCTCTTATCAAAAAAAAGAACTCGGGACATGTCTTATACGTACACTTATTTTTTTTGATATATAATTTTGATATCCGGCAATTTATATTTATATTTGCCATCAGTTTATAAACTTAAAAACTATCATTATGGCTATCGTAGCAGAAAAACTTAATTCGATGAACGTGAGAATCGTCACGAAAGACACCACCGACTATTTTATCGAAAGTAATGTAACATTCACTGACAATGAGCTTGGCGCATTTGAGAGTGGTACAGTAAAGACTCTGGATAAGAATACCGACCTAGCGTATTTCAACAGTAACGGCTCGTTTACCGTAACGTTCCAGAACGTATCCGACTTTACGGAAATGGGCAAGATTATGACTGCCATTGAAACGTACATGACCGAAGTAAAGACTTTCGACCCCACTACTGTTATGCCGAAAGCTAAAACAGGTATCTAACTAACCAGTATATATATAAATTAAAAAACTTAATTATTTTTTATCATGGAAGGAAAATGTAAGAAAGTTGACTTTACCAAAGTAGCCGTAGAAAACATTGAAGGAAAGGTTGAGTACATCGACTACTCCAAGCAAATCGGCAATGTAATCTACAGCCAGACTAAGGAATTGGGAGAGGTGGAACTAGCCCGGGACATCTACAAGAACGGTATTGTAGACCTCACCAAAGAACAATGCGATACAGTGATGAAGTATTTTGGCGACCAGCCGTATTTCATCAAACATGCTTTTGAAATGGCGATGAAATTTGACTAACTGTTTTTAGGGTAATAATACTCGTATTTTTTGATTTTTGATTCAAACCTCTTCTTCTGTAAAAGCCCTGCATCAATCTGTTCCGATGCAGGGCTTTTTTTATCACTAAACCTGTCACCACTAAAGACATTGGTCAGGCTATCGGTAGCAGTTCAAGACAAGTAGGTGTTTTATGCACGGACGCCAACATCAACAAGTGGGCGAGGTACAAACCGGTA